GCCCCGGTGATCTGGCTGCGGATGTTTCGTTTGACGAGCTGCTCGGTGTACTGCTCGACCGGGAGGCGGCCCGAGCCGATGTCGCGAAGCCGACCACCGTGGGCGTCGATGATGAAGGCGTGGAAATGCCACCCCCGCACCTTCTTCTCGAAGTTCTCCCCGAAGATCTGGGCGTTGCATTGCCGCATGTAGAGCTGGTCATAGACCAGCCAGAACTCCTCGGTGGGAGGCACTGCCACGAAGAGGCAGGCAGTCACGGCGTGGCCTGGGTCGATCACGGCATAGCGGCACCAATCGTAGGGGATCTGCCCATCCTTCAGCTCCTCCCGCTTCATCCCGTGGATCCGCATATCAAAATTGGGATAGACGAGAACGGAGTCGGTGATGAAGTCACCCTCGGCTCGCATTCGCAGCACATCCTCGCCGGCCGCAGCCCACCGCTCGATGCTCTTCTTTTTCTCCTCATCATCGATATGGGGGTTGTCCAAAAACCGCAGCTTGAACTGCCGGATCGGAGACTCTTCGCCTAGAGCTTGCTCGCTGGCATCAGCTCGCTCCTTGAGATTCAAGAGAGCGTTATTCGTGGAGTGCGGCATGGCCGACCAGCAAAAGACACCCTTGCGATCCGCGAGTCGTGCCTGGGCCTCGGGGATGTGCCGCTCGTCGTTTAAGTCCTCGTCAACGTGTATGCGTGTGGCACTGTACCCTTGCGCAGGCTCGCCTTCACTACTGAAGAAGTGAATAACCCAGCCATTAGTAAGGGTGCATTGCTGCATGTAGTTCGCACTCTTCAGCACCCAACTCGAGGCTTTGATCATGCGAGGAGGGATTAGCGGCGGCGCCGGCCTCGCCTCGGCCTTGCGATGAGCATCAGCGACGGGGTTGTATGCCCGCCACTCACCCGTCGCCTCGTCCTTGATGATCTTGAAAGCGCCTGGGCCGAAGAGGTACGGCACCACGACCAATCCGATGTGTTTCCAATCGCGGCCGATGATGACGAGGATCCCGTCCTTCTTGGGATACTTGTTGTAGGGATCCTGCCCCGTCACAGCTCGAGCATCTTCCACGAACGTGCAAAGCGACTTGCCAGAGCGATTGCCGCCGATGACGAGGACTTCACTCGCTCGGCACTTGTGGATCTCCTCCTGCTGCGGGTTCGCCTTGTAGAGGCGCAGGGCCTCTGTCCTCCGCTCTCGCAGCTCGCTTTGCAGCTCTTTGAGGCTTTCTCGCTGGTACTCCGAGATCGTCGGGATGCTCGGCACTTGGGGCGGATTCACCTTCGGGTGCTTCTTCCTCCGGTTCGGGGAGGGCTTCTGCGGGTCGGACATCGATGGTTCTCCCTTGGAAGGCAGACAGGGCCTGCTCAAATCTCTTGTTCAGCTCTTCCTCCAGCTCCTCCTCTGTCCAGAGCGTGAGAGGCTTCTTGGCGCCGCCGGAATCGACGTTCTTTGTGACCATCCGGCAGATCGTCTCGAGCAGCCGGTTGCGGGCTGACGAGCCAGGAGCAGAGTCCCAGTACTGCTTGACCAGCACGGCCGCCATGCCGCCCGTGCCGCCGAAGTACTGGAAGATCCGCTCAATCACCTCGGCGGTGTGCGGGATGTTGGAGCCGCCCTTGGAGGCAGAGCGAAGGAACAGATCGACGCCCGCCTCTTCGATCGCCTTGAGCGTTTCCTCCCGCTTGAGGGCCGCCCGATCCTTGCTCTCCTTCCGCTGCCTCGCCCGACAGTGGAGGCACTCGGCCGTGAAGATCTCGAGATCCTTCCGCCAACGGAAGTGCTGCTTATCCAGCGGGAAGGTGTTGCCGCAGACGTTGCACGTTCGCTCTTCCATGACCGGATGATAAGCGGGGCTTTGCACGGTATGTCATCAAACGAAGCCGGCCCGAAGGTTCACCCCTCGGGCCGGCTTACTGGTTCTTGATGACCTCCAGCGGTCAGATCTGGCTGCTGTGGAGGTTGACGCGGGTCAGGCCGACCGAGGCGGCACTGTTCGCACCAGCGATCTGCTGGCCGATGACCGTGCCGGTCGTGGCGGCGACCGCCGAGCCAGCCGTCGAAGAAGCCTGGACGGCGGCACCGGCGTTGATCGCGGCGGCCGTCTGCTTCACCTGCGTCGGCCCCTTGACCACCAGCCAGACGATGTCGTTCTGCCGCAGTTCGCCGGTCAGGTACTCATCGAGGACGCCGACAGAAGCCCCGGCCGCATGGGTCGAGGTGGTCAGCTTGCTGGTGACCTCCGACAGGGGCTTGCCCGCGTCGAAGAGGTACAGCTCGCCAGCCACCGTCGAACCGTCCGACACGCTGGCACCCTTGTAGCGGGCGGCCACGCAGTAGACGAGCCGGTTGCTGTACCGCTCACCCGTCGAGGGGTGAACGTCTTGAAAGACCTTGACCTGACCGACGATCTCGCCACCGGCCACCGGGAGGCCAGCCGGATCGGTTTCGATGGCCTCACCGCCCAGGAGCGTCGTGCCACGACGGAAACTCGGATCGCTGAAGATGCTCGACATGACTTCGTTTTCTCCGGAGAGGGATTAAGCAGCCGCCGTGACCGGGGCGAGGAGGAAGAAATTCCGCGGCGAACGGAAACGGAGGTTGCCGAGAGATGAACAGGCGTACCTATATGCCTGCGTCTCCTCGTCGAAGAAGGGGCCTTCAGCCACGAAGAGCTGATTCTCAAGGCACCGCAGCTCCATGTTGCCGATCGACAGACCGTAGCCGCGTCCTGCTGGACAAGCGTACTCCGAGCAGACCTCGACGCCGTCGAGCTGGGTGACATCGGTGAAGCCCATCGACTTCAGACCGTTCTCCTTGCTCACAGCGATCCGTTCCTTGTCAGCGAACGTGTTGAGAAACTGGATGTAGAGCTGACGGTCGAGAACGACCATGTCGATCTGCGACTCCTTCGTGTCGTTCCGCTTGCACTGGTGGATGCCCTCGCGGATCGCGAACACGCAGTTCGACCGCCAGTTGCGGTTGCCCTGCGGGTTGAACGAACTCGCGTTGTAGTTGATGACCACAGGCGCGTAGAAGTCGAGTTCGCTGTCAACCGGCACGTTCGGCCAGGTGCCGGTCGGAGCATTGATCCGACCACCACCGTAGAAGCCGAGACGAGTCGAAAGACCCGCATAATTGTCATCCGGATAGCCGTAGCGGTCGGCCGTGTTGCCGGTCGTGCGCTTCGTCGCGACACCCGACGCGCTCTCATCGATGGTGCCGTCGTAGTGAAGAAACGAGTCCATGCCGTGGAAGTCGTTCTCTGCGCCGGCCGCATTGCCGTCCTTGTACGGCTGATACGAAAGGTGCATCTCGAGCGACTCTTGCAGACGGCTCGCCATCTTGCCGGCGACATCGACCAGAGCCTGCTGGCCGCGGTTCTCGAGCAGCTCTCGGCGGTACACCGCGTCAGTACTCGTAAAGCCACGCCAGGGCAGCTCGGCGCGCTTCCACATGTTGACGCGCGAGAACGTCCGCGGAGTGTCGCCCGTGTTCCCGGTGACCGGGGCGTTGCGAAAACGGATGTTCCAATCGAAACCTCGGCCCGATTGGTTCATCACGACGTTGCCCGACTGCTCGAGCATGGCGAAGATCTTGAACTTCCGGAACGTCGCCAGCTCTTCTTCCCGAAGGTGCTGTACAATTGTCGTTCCGATGACCCGCGCCCAATCAGTGGGACTCGCCATGTCTCTGTTTCCTCGTTAGGAGTGTCAGGCCAGACCTTGCTCTTGCAGTTGTGCCGCAAGTTTTTCAGCAAAGGTCATCGGCTTGGATGGAACTCTCGCGTCGGTTGTTGCCGCAGTCCGCTGGCTCGCAGTTCGCATGGCCTGCTGTCGCAGGAATTCCATGTTCTTTTGAGCAGCGGCATTGGCAGGATTCACGGGCTGCTGCGGTGCAGGCCGGGGGGCCTGTGCCGCAAGCTGCTGAACCTGTTGCGATCTCTGCATGTTCGCGAGGAGTAAATCTCTCTCGACCATGCGAGTCGCATACTCCCAACGGGCTTTCGCCCCTTGGATGCCCAGCGACCGTGCGTCCTGTATGTATTTTTGGGCGAGCAGACCCTCCGCAGATGCATTGCCATTTTGATCGTAGAGCCAATCTGCGTTCTGCTGCTCTAAAGAGGACACAAACTGCTCCTCTTGCATCCTCCCCAATCGCTCTTGGACGATGCTTTCTGCCCGCTCGACGGCGACTTTCTCGACCATCGGGCCGAGGGCAGCCTGCGGATCCTCGAGGAACCTCTGAGCGAAGTTGGCCTTGTAAGCCTGGTACTCGGAGAGGGCGTGGCGGGCGTCGAGCGGGGCATCGGGCGAGATCATCTCGCGACCGTTCTCGTCGCGGGTGAGGTACTGCTTGTAGGCATCCCGCACCTTGGGCGGATTCCACCAGGGGGATTCCTGCGGCTGCGGAGCCTGGGGCTGGGCCGCCGGCTGGGCCTGCTGCTGCCGCGACTGCATCCACTCCTGGAACGGCTCCTTGTACTGGAGATATTCCGACGCGACCGGGATGATGCTCTGGTACTGCTGGAGGGCGTGGGTCGCGGACTGCTCACGCTGGAGGGCTTCGTATAGCCGGGAGGCTATGGCCCGATCGTCCGACCCCTGGAACTGCGGGAGCTGGCGGAATGCGCCCCAGACTTCTCCGGTTCCTGCGGAGGACGCCGATCCCTCTGACGGCGACGGCGACGAATCAACCTCTGGTGACGAGGTGGACTCGACTGCGGATTCTTCGGAGCCAATGTCGGAGATTTCTTCTTCGGCCATGTTCATGCCCTCCTGGGGATGAGGCCGATTCTGCGGGCAGTGGTGCGGGGTATGTCAGCAGTTTTTATTGACCCTGAGACTTCCTCCAGCGACTGTACTCTCGCTCTTGGGGCGTCATGTTCCAATCCGTCATGCCGCTAAACCACTCATCCTGCCGCTGCTGCTCGGCCTCTTCACGCTTCTGGTCAAGGTTCGGATCGTCTGGCTGGACATCGCCCATGAAAGCGTTGTCTGCATACGGAGTGGTCATCGCTCGCCAGTAGTCCGACCCGAGGATGCCAGCAGTCACGCCTTGGTCTGTGACAAGGTCGGACGGGATGTCACCGAACTGAACCTTGGCGGCACTTGCCGCCCCCTTCCCCAGCCCCTTGCCTGCCTCCTTCAAGGCTCCGATCAGACTCTTGGAGGTGGCGGCGGCCCCCAGCCCTCGGGCGATGTTGGCCCCGGCGAACGGAACAGATGCGGCCACGGCGATGGGGCTATCGACCGACTTTCGCGGGAATTGGGCCAGCATCTCAAATGCCGGCGTTCCCCAAGTGCGAGGCGTCTTGTCGCCCGTCACCCGATCCCACGCCCCCTGGAACTGCGGATAGAACGAAGACTCATAGGACTCCCGCTTCTCGGCGTCGGCCCTGTTGAGGGCGATGTGCTGGCGAAACTCCTCGGGCGTCATCCCGTCCTTGATGACTTGCTGCGTCCGCTCGATGTGCTGGTCGCGATCTTGGGTCGTGTTCCACGGCTCCATCAAGGCTTGGTAGTGGGCCGACAGGCTCCACGGCTTTCCGCCCGTTGCCTTGGCCCATTCACTGTCGCTGTCGAGCTGGCCGACCATGCCAATGGGATTGCGGTTCCATTCCGAAGCGAAGCGATACATCGGCATCGTCATCTGCCCCTGCCACGACGAGGTGTCGCCGCCGGCCTTCATCAGACCAGTGAGGGTGCGGGCGTCCCAATCGGAGTAGAGCGGTTTGCCGTCCGCGTCTCGGAACGCTGGTGGGCGGTCGGCTGGCTGGGAGGTAGCGGCCGACCAGAACTGATTCGCCCGCTTTGCTCGAGTGGAGATCGCATCACCACCAAGAAGCTCGTCGGCACCGGCTGCGCCTCCACCCGAGAGGAAGTTTGTAGCCACTGACATGGAGTTGGCGTAGGACGGGGCGTGTTCACCGTCCTGCATCGTGCGGAGCAGCTCATAGCCCGCCTGGGCTTGGAAGTCTTCGGCGCTGCCTGGGGAGAGCATCCAATCGGCCTGGTCGCCGTACTGCTGCCGCCACTCCGCGAGCTGCTGCTCGCTGATCGGCTCGGCCTTGGCGTACTTGCCGCCGGGGGCGCTGGCCTTGAGCGATGCCATCATCCTGCCGATCGCCTGCTCGGCCACTTGGCTGACCTGTCCAGTGCTGCCCTCAAGCCGAGCCACGACCTCGCCCATCACCTTGGCTCTCCCTTCCTCTGGGAGCCGCGGGGCAAACACATCGAGGTACTCACCGACGAACTGTGCAGGCGTGATCCGAGCGTTTCCATCGCCATCTCCAGCAAAGAGTCCGCGCTGGCCGTCGCCAGCAAGCGAGCCGTCGTTCGCCGCGCCGACGCGGATGATCGGCTGGTTCATCACATCGGCCACGTTCTGCCTGAACTGCTGGTGGTCGGGGGAAACATCGCCGGCCTGCTGCCGCTGCTGATGGGCCTCCCACTCTGCTGGACTGATTGCCATTGAGAAGTCGAAGTCACCCAACACCGGCCTGACGAGATCCGCAGTGGTTCCGCCGCTGCCGGTGGGGAGCTGGCGGGATTCATTGACGCTCTGGGC